GCTTGTACACTGGAATAACGACTTAACACTTGCTTGTGCAATGGGGTGGTGGTCATGGGCGCCCCCTGAGCGTCAACGGATTCAGCCTAGCTCAAAAGCATTCCACCTAACTTAATAGAGCTCGTAGTTGCTTGAGAAGCACACCACGCCCCATTCACGCATTTGATCGCGCCACTGGAAATACGGGGCGCCCATGGGAATGCCCAGGCGTTTAGCCTCGCGCGTACGCGCGATGACGCAACCGTCGTTATTGCTCAGTACCACCACCGGCACGCTGTCTAGCCAGGGCCGGTAGACGCGCTCGCACGAGCAGTAGAACGAGTTGCAGTCGATCAGCGCGAACATAGTTGATGCAGATTGTGAGTAGCCACACCCCACACATGCAGGGACTCGGTGACAGGGATGGCGCGGTAGTCCGGGTTTTCGGGCTGCAGCCAGACCCCGGCCGGTGTGATCTGCAGCCGCTTCACTGTCATCCCGCCGTCGACGTATGCGACCACGATGTGGCCGGAGCGCGCCTCCAGTGCCTTGTTGACCACCAGCACGTCACCATTGTAGATACCGGCGCCGATCATGCTCGGGCCCTCGACGCGTACCAGGTAGACGTGCGGCGTTCGGAGATCGATCAGCTCATCGATGGATAGCGTGACCTCCTCATAGTCGGCTGCTGGCGAGGGGAAACCCGCAGGCACACGGGTATCGACGTACTGCACGAAAGTAGGAGACGGGCCGATCTGGCCCAGTATGGTGGCGCGCATGATACTGCTCTACGATTACTGTATATATACACAGTAAACAACGAGCACCGCATGCGGTCAATGTAGAGAGGCAGCCATCCGATAGCAGGCTGAAGGGGATATGTGCGGTCGATTCACACAGTACCGAACAGCGGTCGAGTACCTGGATGCGCTGCGCTATGACAAGCCCATTGAGGGCGGAATCGACCCTGAGCCGATCAACCGCTACAACGTCGCGCCGCGTTCACGCGTGATGATCTTCTACGAGACCGACACAGGCTTGCGCATGGCCCGCTTGCCCTGGGGATATCAGCCGTTCTGGGCCGTGGGTAAGCGCCCACCGGCAATCAATGCGCGGGTGGAGACGGCAGCGACCAGCCGGTTCTTCCGTGATATCTGGGCCACTGGCCGAACGCTGGTTGCAGCCGATGGCTGGTACGAGTGGGTCAAGGACCCATCGGACCCGAAGAAAAAGCAGCCCTACTACATCCGACGCAAGGACTGCGAACCACTTTGGTTTGCCGCATTGGCACAGATGGACCGCACCGGTACGACCCATCGCGAAGGGGATGGCTTCGTGATTATCACAGCGGACAGCGATCAGGGCATGGTGGACATCCATGACCGCCGGCCTGTCGTGCTTGAAGCGGATCTGGCAAGAGAATGGATTGAGCCGGACCTGCCGCTTGAGCGAGCCGGAGAGATCGTGAGACTCCTAGCTTTACCGGTGGAAGTGTTCGAATGGTTTCCGGTCAACCGTGCCGTGGGCAACGTTCGCAACGAAGGCCGCTCGCTAATAGAGCCAGCCAGCTAAATTCATCGCCATTTTGTCAGCAGCTCCTCTCGAAGAACCTGGACCCCGTCCGGCGCCTCGATGACCAACCTGAAGCTGCTCCCAGTAGAGTCCTCGAACACGCGACGAATGTCGGGCTCCACCCTCGTAACGAGCTACGATAGCGCTTGGTGCTTTTTTGAGGCTTTGAGCACCCGGTATAGCCACCACCCACCTGAAAAGCTCACAGCGACGTTCTGGCGCCTTCTCAGGGCGATAGATCTCAGCCACAGACAGGGATCTGCAACCTCTGCTGCTCAAACGTGATTCGATTCATAAGGCAATGCTCAACCGGATAGCCTTGGATGTGCCGCTCGGGCAGTGGAGCCGAGCCAACGAAATAGCAAGTACCCAGCTTGAACCTCATCCCGCCTGAGGAGTACTTCTTGCTCAACAGGCAAGCCTCATTTCCCTGGATGGCGTAGCCGCAAATATCACCCCAGCTAAAACTCACTCCGCCGCATTCAAGGCCAACGTCTGTGACTTGCAGGATTTCCTGTATCCGGAGACCGCCAATCGCAAGCGCGAAAAATCTCCCGTTCGGAATAATCGGGGGGAAGAACCGTCCTAGGCCAATTTCTCGAAAATTCAATGCTCGCTCTCGCTTCTCACACATCCACCAAGACGGTCGGCCAAAAACCGTTACGTCTTAAACGCGCTACGGTCGCACACAGGCCCCATTCAGCAGGCCACCACTACGGCACAGTGAACCATTCAGCTCGCGCACTCGCTTCACTAACATCCGCTACGCGACACCAAATCCCCAACTTTTTGCGAAAATCTCATCTCGTAATAGATTTATACGGAATGAGGTCCATTTTTTTTTCGTTGTTTAGAACGGTCGAGTATTAGAACGCGAAGCTTAGAACAGGGCTCAAACCCTCATGATTGCTGGGTTCTGCCCGTTCTAAGCTTCGCGAAAAACAGGTCTGCGTTCTAAGCTTCGCGCCGCCCGTTCTAAACAACCCGTTCTAACACTCGCCGGGAAGCTTAGAACGGGGCTCAAACCCGCATGGTTGCTGGGTTCTGCCGTTCTAAGCCTCGCGAAAAAACAGGTCTGCGTTCTAAGCCTCGCGCCGCCCGTTCTAAACAACCCGTTCTAACACTCGCCGGGAAGCTTAGAACGGGGCTCAAACCCGCATGGTTGCTGGGCTCTGCCGTTCTAAGCTTCGCGAAAAAACAGGTCTGCGTTCTAAGCTTCGCGCCGCCCGTTCTAAACAACCCGTTCTAACACTCGCCGGGAAGCTTAGAACAGGGCTCAAACCCGCATGATTGCTGGGTTATGCCCGTTCTAAGCTTCGAGAAAAGCCGCGTCGCGTTCTAAGCTTCGCGCCGCCCGTTCTAAGCAACCCGTTCTAATACTCGCCGGGAAGCTTAGAACGGCGCTCTAACCCTCATGGTTGCTGGATTGTGCCGGTCTAAGCTTCCCCGTCGCTCAAACCAAACCGTTCGAGCTCGCAACGAATCATAGAAGGGGTCTAGGACCCCGCGGGCCCCACAGTCGCCGCCACCAATAATCGATACGCGTGGACACCCACGGCGAATTCTGCCGGCTCCTGTTGCCGTTTCGCATCCACAGCGGCAACCAGCGCGAGTTTTTGCCGTATTCGTTTGGTTATCTGTCGTCATGACCAATCCACTACGGCAACGAAGCTAAGCTCTTCCGCATGCGTGGTGTCGTCCTAGAGAGAGGTATTACTGCAGCAGCTAGGGTTCTCAGTATCTGGGGGTATAGTCGCCCAAAACCAGCTATCGAGGCCCGGGTATGGATACAGCGTCAACCCTGCTACAGGCAATTGCTTTCGTGCTCCTCAGCGTTACGGTCGCTGCTCTAGTTGGCTTTCGGCTCGCAAGACATTTAGACAACAAGCGACGGTCGTCCCGCCCAAGAAAGAGGGGGAATTAACTGGGGACTACGTTAGCCGCTTGGCGGCCTGACACACAGACCGCAAACGCCCTGGCTGGGTTTCAATTTACGAACCAGCGGCCAAATTTGTACGTCGCGATAAACGATCCGATCAATCCAATCCACTGCACGATCGCTGCCCCACCCATATAGCTAGCCAACTGCTGGGAAGCACCGAAGAGCAAGGTAAACATGATCAGGGTCAGCGGAATACTCAGCACCTTCATCAGAACGCTGCCACGCAGTGGGCTTGGCTCACCTACTACATCCCAATGTTCTGATAAGCAGAAGGGACAACAGCTGGAGATTGGCTTTCCCCCGCCAATTCGCCATCCCCAGCCACCGGCAATGCTTCGGCTAAATATTACTCTTGGAACCATCATCCGCTTGCAGCGGTTACACAGAACGCGGGACATAGGCGGGTCTCCTTGTACTTGATGGAGAAATGCTATCAAGCACCGAACCGAACCCAAGTCCCTATGCGGGGTTATCCAACATTGCGTCTAGATAGGCCGCCCATTTGACTAGGTCCTCGCGCTTTTCTTTCAGATAGCTGTAACGGTCATAGTGCTTTGCTTGTACTCCGCTTCGCCCATGAGAAAGCAGCCATGCCCTTCGTTGCTCATCAACACCAAGCATCGCCAAATGAGTCTCGATGGTCGCTCGCATCGTGCGCCAAGTGAAAGTGCGAGTCAGGCCCTGTGCCGCCAACACAGAGCCAAGCTCGGAAAATATCTTCTGCACTGTATGCGCGGATACTTTCCGCACACCGTCAAGCGAAAACGGACCCGCGCCAGTCCGAGGCGTTAGCAACGGCGCTAGTACCTCTTCGACCCTTCCAGATATAGGCAAAAGATGATCCCTAGGAGGCGTTCCTTTGCCTCCCTTGTAATCGACCAAGCGGAGAACCGTGCCGTGCTCAGGATCTTCTGACAGGTCAGCCCAAGTTGCGCGCAATAACATCTGCACACGTTGCCCTGCCAGATAAATCATCGCGTTAGCTATTGGCTGACGGCGCCCTGGCAGCCCAGCGACAGCACGAAGCACTTGTCTCAGTTCGTCGCCGTTCAACGCCTCCGTGTTTGCACGCTCCGCACCCTCAATCGTAGGGAGATCGGCAACTGGGTTGTATCTGAGCCCGAATAGGACCGCATCGCCTGCTCTCAAAGGATTCAGATCGTGCTTCAAGCCAAACGAAAACGCAGCACGCAAATAAGACCGAAGACGATTAGCGGCGGTTAGCTTGCCATTCGTTGCGCTCGCCTGTGTTTTTCGTCGCCCACGCCCTTTGGATGCGGGCTTCCGGTTAATGCAATGGCGCAGGATCTGCGAAATATCTTCTGGCTGGATCTCTTTCGCCTTGGTGCCGGCTAGATCCGGGAATGCATTGATTACATCAAGCTCTAGGGCACCCATTACTCCTCGGGCGCTTGTCTTCCCACGTCGCTCCATGTCCGCTACGTAAGCCAGCAAAAGCTGCTCAAAAGACCCTTGGCGAGCGGCTTGGCTTTCGATCCGTTGCTGCTCGGCCTTCAACCGTCGAACATGATTTTCGTACGTTTCGAGTGTCTGGAAATCACGAGCAGCCGCAGCAACGCGTTCTGCCTCCTGGCGCCAGTACGCTAAGCCTCTAATCTGACCATCAGCGGAGAGCGTTCCAAACTGGCCGAGTTTCTTGCGCTCTTGCCTGCCACCCCGGCGGACCGCCAGATAAACCTCGATGTACCCGCTGGGGCGCCGCTCCAGCAGCATCGAACCGGACCCGCGCACACCGAGCTGTTCGGAGAAGGTTCGTGTGGGCGTAGTCACCCCGTCCTTTTTTATCGCACCTGTAGCTGCCCAGCTTTTAGCCTGAGCGTCGGTCAGTTTGTGTCCCATTAGGGCCTTCCCATGCCATTCCGCTCAACACTTTGCTCAACACTTCCATGGAAATCAATGAAATTATCGGAACGCATCTGAACGACAGAAACTTCATAAGCTATTGATTTATATAGCTTATGAAATATCATGAAATCTCCAGAAATTTCAGAATCAGGGACTTGTAATCAGTAGGTCCCGGGTTCGACTCCTGGTGCCGGCACCACGAATACCAAGGCTTCCAGCCCTATAAAGGCTGATGCCGACGCAGGCTAGCGTAACAAGCCACGTAACAAGCAGAACCGTCGCGTACATGCGCACGCGCCCCACACGTGAGGCTGTTTTCTCAGGTAGTGGGGGGTCTGCAAAAAGAGTAATTTCCGTAACATCGACCGGGAAACGGGCGCAAAGCCCTGATCTGCAAGGCCTTTCCGGCGATGTCAAAAGGTAACTTCCAAGTAACATAAAGGTAATCTGGTTACTCTTTTATAGGGTGATATCGGGCCTCTAAAAAAGCCTTCAAAATCAGCACCTTAGAAAAAATCACCTTTTTGATTACCTCTAAGTTACCTCCCTTTGTAATCTCAGAACCCCCGAACGACGCGGCCTCCAGGGTCGGTCTGCAACCAGATTGCAGAAATTACTCTTTCTGAAAATCGCCCCCCATAAGCCCATACCCCGGACACAGCTCGGGAGCGTCCAGAACCGCTCTTCCTGCAGGGAAACGCAGGGTTTTGCTCTACCTCATACCCTTCCACCAGCCCACTGCCTCGGCCGCGTAGAGCTGTCCGCAGGCGCGCGGAAAAAGCCACATGTTTAGCCCGCAGGCGTGGTGGGGGGACAACGGCGCGCGCTAGGTGCTCCTCGGTTGCATGCGAGCATGGCTCTCGGCCATCATCGCGAGCTATCGACCGGTTGGGGGAAAGTTTGCAGTGAGGAAAGTTAGAGCTTTCGAAGGAGACAAGCGTCTCAAGAAGCTACTTACTGCTTGGGTGGCTGCCGTCGATCGCTACACATCTCTCATCGAGCCTGACAACCCCTGGTGGTACAACGAAAGAGCTTCATTGAGTACGTTGGCGGGAGCAGCATGGACGATAAACGGGTGGATCGCGCTAGAGGAGTTCGCTACTGGAAAGCGCGCGAAATCCCCTTCTAACGGGGTCGAGTCGGGCGACCTACGAAACGGACGCTGTGACTTGTTCCTTTCTGATGGTTACGTTTCGTTGGCGATTGAAGCAAAGCAGGCATGGCAGCCCATCGGTTCTAAAGCCAAGGGCATCACCTACATGAAGAAGGCACAGCGGGAAGCATGGCTCGACTGCTGGCATCTGGAAGACGAGGCGGACCGAAAGTTTGCGGCTACGTTTGTTGTGCCGACTATCAGCCTCGCCGAGGTGCGACACACCTCAGAGTCGGACGATTCTTGCCATGAGTCCATTCGCTCACTTGTTACGGCTTGGCAAGCCAAATGCGGCGATTTTTCGAGCACACCGAGCCGACGAACGTCTTTCGCTTACACATTTCCTAACATTGGCGAAAAGGTATATTCAAACGAATCGCATTGCTTTCCTGGAGTAGTTTTGATTCTCGAAGAGATGCTTCCCGGCACTAGGCGCCCTAAGGAAGGCTGAACTCTCTAAACCGCACCACCTCATCCCCCAACCACTCATTCACCTGAGCCAGTCGCGCCTGGATCGGCTCCAGCTCATTGACCGCCCACACCTCAGCCGCTTCGCGCAGTGAGCCGAAGCCTCCGGCGTTGGTCGGCACGATGCCCATCAGCTGAGGCGGGATGCGCAGCGCGGCGAGCAGATCGTCGCGGCTGATGTTCTTGATCGAGCCGAACTCATCCTTCGCCGCCACCTCGCTCACCGGCAGCAGCTGCAGGCCGTCCTTTTTCCCGCCCGGCGCGTACATGAACAGGTTCCGGAAGTTGCCGGGGCCCTTGCTGTCCCGCAGCGCCTTGCGCAGCGCGTCGACGTCCGCCTCGTTCTGGGTCGCGTCGGTCATGTACATGATGAAGCCGGCATGGCTGCCGTTCTGGTAGTAGCGCCGGCGAAACAGCGTGGCGCTCTCGTTCAGCAGCGCCGACTGCAGCGCCGACAGCCACTCCGGCAGGCCGTACACCTCCTGGTTGATATCCGCCTCGCGCAGGTGGCAAATGCTGCCGGCGGCGAACTCATGCTCATCACGCCACCCGCGCACCTGGTAGTAGGTCTCGAGATCAGCCCCGCGCCGCATGTACTTGGCCAGCGGCGGCAGCAGGCCGATGGCCTGGCCCAGCATGTTCCGGCGCTTCTCCAGGTAGGCATTACCGCACCACAACCAGTCCAGCGCGAATTGCTCGAAGGTCTGCCGGTTCAGCAGCCGATGAGGAATGAACGTGCGGGCCAGCATGTTTCGCTTGAAGTTCAAGCCTGACTGTAGAAACACCGAGGCCCTGGTCGACTTAGCCAAACCATCCAGCGAGAGCGGCGGCTCGTACCAGCGCCCGTTCATCCAGCATTCCAGGTAGTCGAAGATTTCCCGGCCATCGAGCACCGGCATGGGATCGCCGAAGGTAAAGGCCTCGATGCCTGTGGAGGGCGCGGCGACGATATCGGTGCTCATCAGTAAATCTCCATGAATCCAGTGTTCGCCGAGGTCTGCCCCTCGAGCGGTTCGTTGTGCAGGGCGTGGAACAGCGCCCACGCGAGGTCGGCATGCCCGGTCTCATCGTTGCGCCCGGCGGTGTAGGTCATCTGGCGGCCCGAGGCCGTGATCGTCTTGCGAATCGCCATCAGCGAGCTGGCCACGTCCGTCCAGCCGGCATCGAATTCCAACCGGCCGTTGCGGATCACGTCGTAGGCCTTGAGCACCAGGCGCGTCTTCACCTCCGGCGAGTAGCTGAAGGTGGTCACGTTGGGGAAGAACTGGCGGACCAGCTGCGCCACGCCCGAGCCCAGCCCGGTCACGTCCACGCCGATATAGGTCACCCAGTAGCGATTGCAGGCCTGGCGGATCGCCTCGGCCTGGGCGGCGAAGTCCATTCCGCGGAACTGATGGCGCTCGAGGATGCGGAACTTGCCACCCGGTACCGCCGGCGGCGCCACAACCATCATGCCCGCACTGTCGCCGGTCTCGGCCGGGTCGTAGCCGATCCACACCGGCCGGTCGCCCAGCGGGCGCGCCGCGAACGGCTTGTAGTCCTCGCCCCATTCGACCCAGCTGTCCACCATGCACGGCTGCAGCATCGTCAGCGGGAAGATGCTCGCCCCGTCGTCGACGAACTCGCACATCAGCAGGTTGGCGAACTGCTCGGCGTTGTACTCGAAGCGCAGCTCATCCAGGTCAAACAGATCGCAGCCGCGGCGCTCGGCATCGAGGATGGTCACGATCTGCCGCCAGATCTTGTCCTCCCGGCACAGCTTGCCGGGGGCCAGCGTGTCGTGGCGCAGGTCGATCTTCACGTGCTGCGCCGCCGGCTTGCCCTTGTTCAGCCGCTCGCCCGTCCACCACTTGTACGCCGGGTGCCCCATGCTCGACGGTGTCGAGAAATAGGTCTTGCGCCACTTCTTGTGCAGCGCCATGCCCGACGCCACCTTGTTCAGCTCGTCGAAGCCATGCACCCAGAAGAATTCGTCGAAGTAGAAATTGCCCGACCGCCCCTGGGCGGTGCGGTAGTTGGTCCCGAGGAAGTGCAGCTCGGCGCCGTTGGCCAGCACGATCGGGTCGCCCGTCAGCTGTCGGCCCAGCGCCTCCTGGACGAACGCCTGCATGTAGTTCTTGAACTGGTGCGCCTGCGCCTTGCTCGCCGAAAGGAAGATCTGATTACGCCCCGTCAGCAGCGCGTCGATCAGCGCCTCGCGGGCGAAGTAGAAGGTCGCGCCGATCTGGCGTGACTTGAGGATCATCCGCGTGCGCATGTTGATCGCCCGGTACCAGTCGAGCTGGTACTCGAAGCAACTGTCCCGGAAGGCCTCCTCCAGCAGCTCGATCTCGCCTTCATCGAACTCGTTGCGCTTGGGGGCCTTCTTCGGACCGGCGTTGCGCGCCTCCAGGTTCGGGTTCAGCTCCGCCTGGGTGCCGCCAGCCTGGAAGCGCTGGATTCGCGCCTGCCGCTCCAGCTGGCGGTGCAGCAGGTCGATTTCCTTGAAGTCGCCGCCGGTCTTGCCGTCCTTGAGGATCAGCTGCACGAGCCGAGCCTCCAGTGCGCCACCGATCCGCTCGACATTGTCCGCGCGGTCCCATTCGTCCCGGGTTTTCCAGGAGTGGACGGTCTTTTCCTTCTCCTCCAGGAAGTCGGCGATATCCGTCACCCGCCACCCCATCCAGTACAGATGGCGAGCGGTGCGGCGTGGATCCTGGACGGGAATTTCAACGGTCGGTGCATTCATGGCGCCGATGCTGCCGTTCGCGCGCGCGAGTCGTTACTCCCGCGTCCTGTACGTCCCGCCAGTACATGGTGCGCGAATTGCCCGCACGGCGCGGCCTGCCGACCATGCCCTCAACTGCCCGGCCACCCGCCCGCACTGAGGACTTACACCGATGAAGCGCAAATTCAAATCCCGCTGGTTCCGCGTCGCCGTCGAAGGCGCAACCACTGACGGTCGCAATATCGAACGCAGCTGGATTGAGGACATGGCGTCCCAGTACAACACCGATACCTATACCGCCCGCATCAACTGCGAACACATCAAATGGCCGTGGCCAGGTGGTGAGTTCGGCGCCTATGGTTCGGTACTGGCCGCCAAGGCCGAAGAGGTCGACATCAACGGCGAGAAGAAGCTCGCCCTGTTCGTCCAGATCGAGCCAAACGATGCCCTGATCAAGCTCACCCAGGCCGGCCAGAAGCTGCACACCTCCGTCGAGGTCCAGCCGAAATTCGCCGACACCGGCAAGGCCTACCTGATCGGCCTCGCCATCACCGACAGCCCGGCCAGCCTCGGTACCGAGGCCCTGCAGTTCAGCGCCCAGCACGGCACCTTGAGCACCCGCAAGCAGCACGCTGAAAACCTATTCACCGCTGCCAGCGAGGCCTCCATCGAGTTCGAAGAAATCA